TCAACCTAATATGTGGAGATAATTATGGATTGGTTTCAAAGCAAAACAGGACAGCTTATAGCTTTAGCAACAATAGTTTCTACCTTAGCAGGATTTGGATGGACTGGAGCACAGTATGTTAATCGCATTACTAACCTAGAAGCCAAAATTGGTAGTTTAGGAGAAACAGAAAACGAAATGAAAGTTATTGAAGAACGCTTTGCATCTATAGAAACATCTGTTCAGTTTTTAGAAAAAGAAATAGATGGTATATCTGTTCCTGATGTAACTGAAATTAAAACAGACATTGCTACTATTAAAGCTGATTTACAAAGTTTAGAAAAAGATTTAAGTAAATTAGAAAATAAAGACGATAATCCATTAAACGGATAATGCGTTATTTATTAGGCATTATTGTACTTACAAGTTGCACAGTACCTATGCCTAAAAAAGAATGGTCTGATGCTTATGATCCTGAACAATGGCGTAATCAATATGAAGTTTGCAAACATTTAATAAATACAGAGTTATGGACAGAGTGCATGGGAGAGTTTAATAAATGAGTAGAATTTTATTAGGTGTACTTGCAATACTAGGTCTGTTTACTTTTTTTCTTTGGAATGAAAACTCTAAACTAGCAGAACTTAATCAAGCATTTAAGTTAAGAGATCAAGAACAAAAAGAAGCTATTAAAACTTTGCAAGAAGATTTTAAAACGCAATCAGAAGGTTTATTAAAAATACAAAAAAAAAATAACGAAATAGAATTAGAAATGACTCGTTATCTTGATATATTTAAAAGACACAATTTAACTAAATTAGCTATTGCTAAACCTAGTTTAATTGAAACAAGGGTAAATAATGGAACAAAAAAAGTATTTGATAGCATCGAAGAAGTTAGCAGGACTATTGATGGTCTTGACAATAATCTCCAGTTGCAGTCTGTTTCCGAGTAGACAACAAGTAGAAATTATTTCTAAACCTATAGAACGATCTATAGCACAACCAGTAATGCCTCGTGAAATATCTTTAAATGATCCTTATTGGTATGTTGTTTCAGATAAAAACTTAGATGAGTTTCTTGCTAGAATAAAAAAAGAAAGTGGTACAGTTGTATTTCTTGCTATGTCAGTACCTGATTATGAATTGATGGCATACAACACACAAGAATTAAAACGATATATTAGTGAGTTACAAGAAGTTGTGGTTTATTATAAAAAAGTTACTACACCGCAGGGGGATAAATGAACATATCAAATGAAGGCATATCATTAATTAAAAAATTTGAAGGCTGTAAGTTAGAAGCATATTACGATGCTGTTGATGTTTTAACGATAGCTTATGGAAGAACTAAAAATGTACAAGCTGGTGACACTTGCACACAAGAACAAGCCGATGCTTGGCTTAAAGAAGAGTTGCATGAGTATGGTGAATATGTAAATGATGCAGTTAAAGTTGATTTAGAACAAAATCAATTTGATGCTTTAGTAGCATGGACATATAACTTAGGTCCTACTAATCTTAATAGCAGCACAATGTTAAAAAAAATTAATGAAAAAGATTGGGAAGAAGTACCTAATCAAATTAAGCGTTGGAATAAAGCAGGTGGCAAAGTATTAGAAGGTCTTGTTAGAAGAAGAGAAGCAGAAGCTCTTTTATTCCAAGGTAAAGATTGGAGTGAAGTGTAATGCCTTTAGCTAAATATGTTTTTAGACCTGGAATTAATAAAGAAGGTACTAACTACAGCAATGAATATGGTTGGTTTGATGCTGACAAAGTAAGATTTCGTAAAGGTAAACCTGAACGCATAGGTGGCTGGGATAAATTTACTGATGGAAGTTTTATTGGAACTTGTAGAAAACTATACCCATATAAAGCTATCGATGGTGATCAGTTTATAATACTTGGCACTCATCAAAAACTATATGTTCTTAATGGAGATGTTTATTACGATATAAATCCTATTAGAGCTACTTCTACCAATGGTGTTGTGTTTGCAGCAACTAATGGATCATCTACTATTACAGCTACTGACAATGCACATGGAGCAGTCGCAGGAGATTCTGTAACTTTTGCACAAGCTGTTAGTTTAGGTGGATTAATTACAGCTACTGTTTTAAATCAAGAATATCAAATTGACTCTGTACCTACTGCAGATACTTATACTTTTACTGCTAAAGATACTGATGGTAATACTGTTACCGCTAACTCAAGTGATACAGGTAATGGTGGTTCAGGAGTAGATGGTGTATATCAAATAAACTCAGGATTAGATGTTTATGTTCGTACTACTGGTTGGGGTGTAAACCCTTGGGGAGCAGGAACATGGGGATCAAAAGCTGATTTATCTTTAACCAATCAACTTAGATTATGGACTATAGATAATTTTGGTGATGATACTCTTGCTGCACCTAGAGGTGGACCAATATATTTTTGGGATGAGTCAGATGGTTTAAGCACTAGAGCTACACTGCTATCAGCAGAATCAGGTGCAAGTGATGTACCTACAGCAGTTATACAAGTTATGACTTCTGATGTAGATAAACACTGTATTGCATTTGGTTGCAATCCTATAGGTTCAAGCACTATAGACCCTTTACTGGTAAGATTTTCTGATAGAGAAAGTGCAGTAGATTGGACTCCTACAGCAACCAATCAAGCTGGTGGCGTACAACTTTCACAAGGTTCTGAAATTATTGGAGCACTTAGAACAAGGCAAGAAATACTTATATGGACTGATGTAGGTATTATTTCTATGCGTTTTGTTGGCGAACCATTTATATTTTCATTTACAGAAGTAGCAGAAGGTCCATCCCTTATAGGACCTAATGCTGCTGTAAGTGCTAATAATAGAGTTTATTTTATGGATGCTGGTGGATTTTATTCCTACTCAGGTTCTGCAGAAAAAATACAATGCACAGTATTAGACTATGTTTTATCTGATTTAAACCAAGACCAGTCATTTAAAGTATTTGCTGCAGTTAATAATGTTGCCAATGAAGTAATGTGGTTTTATCCATCAGGCACTAATACAGAAATAGATAAGTATGTTTTATATAACTATCTTGAAAATGTTTGGAGCATAGGCACAACCGATGATGGTTTTGTTAGAACAGCATGGGATCAAGCATCAATACTAGAATATCCTATAGCTGCAAGTAAAAATGACTCAAGCAATCTTAACTATGTTTATAATCATGAAAAAGGTCATGGTAATGATGGCAGTAACTTTACAGCATATATAGAGTCAAGTGACTTTGACTTAGAGCCAGATGGCGAAAGATTTACTTTTATATCTAAACTAATACCTGATGTACAGTTTAGAGATCAACAAGGTACAAGTGATAGCGTAACTTACACAATTAAAGGTAGAGACTATCCACTACAAGATTTAACTACATTACAAACAGTTGATGTAACTCCTAATTCTACATTTTCTAATACTAGAGCTAGAAGCAGACAAGCTGCAGTTAGAATATCAAACTCTTCTAGTGACTATGGTTGGAGAGCAGGAGACCTTAGACTAGAGATTAGACCAGATGGTAAAAGATAATGGCTGATATCAAAACGATAGCATTACCTTTACCTAGTCAAGAATTTGATCCAAATAATGAAGCAGTTACACGCAGATTAATAGAACAAGCTATTGAAGAAATCAATACTAAAATTACTTTAATTAATAGAATGAAGTCTACTACTATAAGCAAGGCTTCTAGACGACAACAATTTTTACTTATGGGAATGAAACATGGCTGATAATCTTAAAGTATTAGGACAGTTAGACCCAGCAGCTACCACAACTACTGTGTTATACACAGTTCCAGATATGACACAAACAACAGTTAGTTCTATTGTTGCAGCAAATCGCACAGGTTCTGCTATCACTTTTAGACTAAGTGTTCATGTAGCTGGAGCAGGTGCTGATGATAAGCAGTACATATACTATGATAAATCAGTAGCAGCTAATGATTCCCTAGCAATCGTTTTAGGTATAACATTAAATCAAACAGATGTTATCAAAGTTTACACAAGTGCAGTTGACATGAGTTTTAATATGTTTGGCTGTGAAACCACAGAGGAAAGATAGTGGCAAAAGAAAAAAAAAATATTAATCCAGAGCAATTTAAGGTGGAAATATGAATATAAAAGAACAAACACATGGCATACCTAAATATCCATACGGACATCCAAGTGGAGCAGTTGAAAACTTGCACGATAGAAGAAGAGACATAAATGATATTATTGAAGAGGGTTATTACATAGATAGAAAACAAAAAGATGTTATATATTTGGATGATAATCCAAAAGCTTTTAATTCATTGCTCAATGAACTTAAGTTGATTGATAAAGAATTACAAATGACACAAGGCATGGGTGGAAATACAAGAAAAATGAATGAAGCAAATCAAACTATGGGAAATGTAATTAAAGATTTGCGTGGATATGCTCAAGGTGGCAATATGGATATAAAACAACAAACACAAAATGTAGCTAATCAAGGTCGTTATGGCGACTCTATGCTTCTTCATGTAAATCCAGCAGAAGTTAAAGGCTTGGCACAAGCAATGCCTATTACAGTAAATCCACAAACAGGACAGCCTGAAGCCTTCTTACCTTTTCTTGCACCAGTATTAGGATCAATGGCTGGTAGTGCTTTATTAACTGGTGCAGGAGCTGGGGGAATATTAGGAGCAGCAGGTTTATCTTCGGCATTAGCAAGTGGTATTGGAGCAGGTTTAGCTACATATGCACAAACAGGTGGTTCTGGCTCTAAAGCATTAATGTCTGCTCTTACAGGATATGGTGGAGCAAAAGCAGCAGAATTAGCAGGTGGTCTAGGAGCAAGTGATGCAGCAATTACAGAAGCAACTACAAAATTAAAACCAGAATTAACTTCTAATTTAGTGGCTAAAGACCCTACTATGTTAGCAAACCCAAATTTTGTAGGTCCATTGCCAACAGGAGTTTCACCTGAATTAACCAATATAGGGCAAGCAGAATTGCGAAAACAAATGCTTGGTTATCAACCTAGCATTAATCAATACGGCAAAAATGTTGCAGATGCATTTTCTCAAACAGGTGGTGCTAGTGGAGGAAAACCAACTATGTTTGAAAGTTTAGGAAAAGCTTTTGAAGGTGGCTATGGAGAAGGTTTTGGTAATTTAGCACAAGGAGCAAGTTCTCTTCAAGCATATGCACCTATGGCAGTAGGCATGGGTGGTAGAGCTATTATGGATTCACAAGATTTATATGAACAAGAAATGCGACAAATGGAAATGGATGAAGAGCAACGCAAAAGAGATATGTATGCAAATAATCCTGAAGTACAGTTGTATACAGCAGCAGGTGGATTAACACAGTTTAGTAATGGTGGCGATACTGATTATGGCTATGAATCAAAAAAACAAGTATATGCACCAGCCAAAGTTCAATATGCAGTAAACCCTGACTTTATGGCAGGATTTGCACCTGAAACAATGTACTTTAGACCTGATACTCTTAATGCTCCATCAATGAGTACAAGAGGTGGGTCAGCTCCAACATCAGGAGCAGATACTTATACAGGAACTAAAGGTGGTTATGACTATGAAGGTAGTTATGATGCAGATGGAAACTTTACTCCAGGTACAGCACAAGGCGTACAGTTTGCACCACAGACAGCTATAGACCCATATGCAGCATATACAGGTTCTGCACCCCAAGGTTTAGTTCAATCTGCTTATAATCCTTATCCAGTACAACCAATGAGTATGTCTCCAACAGATGAAACGCAAGATACTTCTGATTATACTGACATTGGCGGAGGTGATTATAGTGGTAATCCTAATTTTGATTTTTCTATTTATAATGCAACAGATTCTGCTGGTAATCCTTTAACTGGCTCTCCATATGGTGCATATGATCAACAAGCTGTACAAGATATAAGAGATCAATATAGTAATTATTTCTTTGACTATGATGACATTCAAGACTTTTATAGAGATGAAATGGCAGACATTGGTAGACAAGCTGGTGGCGATACAGATAAAAAAATGCCTAATAAAGGATTAGAAGCTCTAAATAAAGTAGCACCTGATGTAGTAGATAAAATGGGTTATCAAGAAGGTGGACAAACAGACCCATTAATACAAGAAGTTACTATGTTTATTTTAGGTGAATCTGATAATCAACAAGTGGTTAATCAATTTGTTGATAAGTATGGTGTAGAAGCCTTTACTCAACTAAGAGAACAAATTCTTCAATCACTTGTGCCTAATGCTCAAACATCAGGACTAATAGAAGGTGTTGGTAATGGTGGTATGGATGATGACATTATGGGAACTATAGGCAATAAAGAAAAAATTGCTGTATCTCAAGATGAATTTATTGTACCTGCCGATGTAGTTTCTATGCTAGGTGATGGTAGTTCAGATGCTGGTTCTAAAGAACTCTATGACATGATGGATAGAGTAAGACAAAAGAAAACTGGTACAACCAAACAAGCACCTAAACTAGCTAATGCTGGAGGACTATTACCAGCATGAATTTAGTAGCAGAAAACATAGAAATGCAACAAGAAAATTATGAAATTTCTTTAGTTCCTGCTGATAAAATTTCTTTAATTTGGAAAAAAGTAGAAAAATTTCTTAAAAAATCTGCTGGTCGTTCAGGTGGAAGAACAACAATAGAAAATATTTACTATGAACTTATAAATAATAAAACACATCTTTGGATTATTTATGAATCAAACACATCTGATATTAGTGGAGTGCAAATAACTTTATTTAATATTTATCCTACTGGTAAGAAAATGTTAAATTTAGAACATACTGCTGGAACTAATATGCAAGACTGGGTTGAAAAAGGTATTGATGTAATTACTCAATTTGCTAAAGATACAGACTGCGAAGGTTTAGAAGGTATTGGCAGACATGGACAATGGAATTGGGTAAAAAATAAAAAAGGTTGGAAAAAACCTGCAACATTTTATGAATATATATTTGAGGAAAACAAATGAGAAAGTTTAAAGGTGGTGGTAGTAGCGGACCAACAGAAACAACTGTAACTCAAACTGATCTACCAGAATATGTACAGCCGTATTTTGAAAGATTATTACAAAGAGCTGAAGCTGACAGCGTACAAGGTTATCAGCCTTATGGTGGTCAACGACTAGCATACTTTTCACCTGATGAATTAACATCACAGGCAATGACTCGTGGCTATGCTACATCAGGTACACCACAAGCATATAAAGATGCTCAAGCTAGATTTGGATCAGTTGCTCCAATGACTTCAGGCTATACAGCAGGTCAAACTCAATCTACTTATGATCCAAGAGAAGTAGGTCAAACTTATCAAGCAGGTACTTACAATCCTAATTATCAAGCTGGTAGTTTTGATGCAGGATATGATGCAAGAACAAGAGACTCACAATATATGGCTGGTCAAGCATTGCCAACATATGATCCATTAGCTTATGAACAAAACCTTTCTAGGTTTATGTCACCATATCAACAGAATGTTATTGATATAGAAAAAAGAGAAGCTGCTCGTCAATCAGACATTATGAGCAAAGGCATAGGTGATCAAGCTACATCACAAGGTGGACTAGGTGGCTATCGTGAAGCTATTGTTCAAGCAGAAAGAGAAAGAAACTTAGGACAACAACTAGGAGATATTCAAACACGAGGTAGTCAAGCTGCATTTGAATCAGCACAAGCACAACTTGAAAGAGAAAGAGCTACTCAGTTAGGTGCTGCACAATTTGGTCTATCTAGATTTGGTGCACAAGAAGGTGCATTGCAAACACAAGAACAATTATCACAAGCATCATTTAATGCAGGTGAACAAGCTAGACAAAAAGCTGCTCAACTTGGATTATCTGCACAACAACAAGAAGAGGCTGCAAGACAAGCTCAGGAAAAATTTGCACAAAGTGCATTTCAAATGCAAGAACAAGCCAAGCAACAACAAGGTGTACAAAGTTTACAAGCATATCAAGCTGGTGAAGCTGCAAGACAACAAGCAGCTAAACTTAACTTAACAGCAGCACAACAGAATGAAGCTGCTCGTCAAGCACAAGAAAAATTTTCGCAAAGTGCATACGATATGTCTAATCGCTATAACATGATGGCAGCTCAAGGTTTACAAAGTATAGGTAGTGCACAACAACAAGATGTGCTTTCTAGAATCGGTGCTTTAAGTGGCATTGGTGCTCAAGACAGAGCCTTAAGACAAGCTAGTATGGACATGGGATATGAAGATTTCATGCGACAAAGAGACTTTTCTAAACGACAGCTCAGTGACTTTAGTGGTATGTTAAGAGGTGTGCCTGTTACACCAGAACAAAAAATAAGCACATACAGTCAACAACCTGGATTATTTCAACAAGCAGTAGGTGCTGGTCTAGCAGGTCTTGGTCTTTATAGAGGGATGGGTTAATTATGAATTTAGTACAACAAGCAAACTTTTTAGAAGATGTGCCTAAAGATCAATTGGTTAGTATGTCACAAGACCCTAATGCACAATTTCCTCCATTTTTAGTATTAAGCGAAATACAAAGAAGAACAACTAACGAAAAAAATTATCAAGCTATGGTTAATCAACCTACTACTACAGTAGCTGAAGAAGTAGTAAGTGACTTTGCACAACCTAAAGGTTTGCAGGGTGGTGCACCACAGGCAACTCCCTTGCCTACAAATATCTCTGCAGGATTATCTGGTGCACCAACTGCTCCTATGCAAATGGCAGCTAGTGGTGGTATTACTGGTTATGCAGAAGGTGATCAGACTGCTTTAGAACAATTTTCCGATACATACCAAAATATTGCAACACCAGGTGCAGCTTTCATGAATCAAGATATGGATACATTAAAAGATGATGCTAATTCTCGGATTGAAGATATGTCAAATTTTTTTAGAGATAGATATACTATGGAAGATGGTAGCACTGATTATGCTAAAGCAGCTATAGATGGTTTTGATGTTACAACAACAGCAGCTATGGCTATTCCTCTTGCTGGTTTGGGTATAAAAGGTCTTGGAATGGGATTAAGTTGGGCGGCAAGAACTGCTTTAAAAGCATATAGATCACCTAAAGCTAGAAGAATTTTTCTTAATAATATTAAAAAAACATTTACTAGACCAAGTCCAACAGGAGGTAAAGTTTTATTGCCTCAAACTTTACAGGCTGGAAGAAATGTTCCATTATCTCAAGTAAATAAATTACAAAAACTTAGAGAATTTTCACCAATGAGAGCAGCATTTACTGCTGGTTTATCAGGAAAAGCATTGGAGGGTGTTTATGATTATATGACATCACCTGCAACACAAACTTCTGATACAGATAAAGATAAATCACCTACAAAAGGACCAACAGAAGCTTTTTTAGAAAATATTGATGTTGATGCACCAACTCGTAGTGGGTTAGGCGGTCAAATGGACTATAGAGATATGATTAGATTAGGTGTTGGTGTTATGGGTGCTAAAGATATGTCTGAACTAGGAGAATCTGTTACTGGTGTACTAGATGCTCAAGATAAGCGTGAGTTATTAGGATTACAAGGTGAATTTACTAAAGCACAAACTGAACAAATGCGTGCAAATATTGAAGCTATGCCTAAAGAAGCTATTCGTCAATATATGCAATTAATCCTTGAAGGTCTTGAAGCTGGAGCATATGCAGATAGAGATAAAGCTATGCTTCAATATCAATCTTTGTCAGCAAGATTAGCTGAATTAGAAGGTCAAGAAAATAAAAAAGGAAGTGAATTTTTATCAAATGCAGAAAAAACAATTTTTGAGCAATCTAAAGTAGTATAACTATGAGTCAATATACAGCACCTGATGGAACTGTATTTAACATACCATCAGACCCTGAAAAAAAAGAACAATTATCTAATGCTTTAAAAAAAGTATATCCTGGTGCTAATATATATGAACCAACACTAGGTGGTAGAGCTGTTGAGTTTGGTAAAGCTATACCTAGAGGTGGTCTAGCTACATTAGCTTCTGCCATTAAAGGTCCAGTTGCTTTATTTGATGTTGGTGATGATAGTCTTTCATATCAAGGCATTAAAAAATTTGAAGAATACCTACAAGAAGATTCAGCACTAGCACCTGAAGCTGGTTACGAAGATTTATACAGTACAAAACTAGGTGGTGCATTTGGTTCTTTTGTTCCTTTTTTAGGAGCAGGTGTAGTAGGTGGAGCACTAGCTAAAGCAGGTACAATAAGTGCAAGAGCAGGGCAGTATGGTGTTCCATTAGGTTTGGCAGTTCCAGCAGGTATGGGTCAACAAGCTGATCTTATTGAAGCCTCTAGAGGATTAGGAGAAGAAGTAGGTGGTTTTAAAGAAACTGTAGCCACATTACTTGGTGGTGCTATAGGTGCTACAGAAATAATGCCTGTTGCTAATATCTTAAAGAAAGTTCCAAGGAAAGCATTAGAAGATTTACCAACTAAACAACTCATACTTGAGTACATGAAGTCTGCTGCACAGTCAGGAACATTTGAAGGTGGTCAAGAAGTAGCAGCAAGTTTCTTGCAAAACATGGTTGCTCGTGGTTTATACAGCGATGAACTACCATTAATAGATAGTGTATTTGAAGAGTTTACTCTTGGTGGTATTGTTGGTGGTACTGCTGATCTTGTCTTTAACAGTATGCAAAAGCGTAGAGGTATTGCTACTCATGAAGAAGGTGAAAGAGCAGAACGAGCCAAACTAGATTCTAATAAACTAATTGAAGCTAAAAAAGCAGAATTAGCAGAACAACAAGGTGTATTACCAGTAATACAAGACCAACCATTTAAACTTGCTCCAAGTATACCTGCACCAGTAGAACCTGCAATTGCACCTGACTTACAAATTATAGCAAATACCGATTCAACATTTTCTTTGTTAGATCAAAACAATCTTGAAAATCCTGTTATTAAAACAGTACCAACTCAAGCAGAAGCCTTAGCTGAAAATAAAAAAGTTAAAGATGCTTTTGCACAAACACAAATCATACAACAACTAAACAACGATCTATATTCGCAAGGACTTATTAACAGTTCTACTGCATATAGGATTGGTGAGAGTTTGTTAAACCCAAATTCTATATCTGTTGGCATCAATACAATTATTAAGTATGACCCTAAAGCTAAAAACAAAACTCTTAAAAAGTATAGAGAAGAGCTAGAAACTGCAGGTACTTACAACAAACTTCCATTTCAAAATCAATACACTATTGCAGATGCACAAAAGTTATTAAGCAAATCACAATTTAATCAGTTTGCATCTGATGCTGCAGCTAAAATATTTGAAAACTCAGAAAAAAATGGTATACCTTCTATTCGTGATGGTAAACAAACCATTGATACATCTAGAAAATATATTGTAGATTTTGCTGCTGGTAAAAACATAGACTTAGAATTTGGTTCTTCTGCTGTAAACTATGCAGCAAAACTATATACTGGTGAAGGAAATTATTCTAAGATGAGCAAAGGACAAAAAGAATTGTTCTTGGCTAAACTTCATTCCCTTCCTAGCTTTAGTGTTGCAACCCCATTTCCTAACTTTACACCTAGACCTTACTCTGCAAAAGACACTGCAGACTTTGTAGCAACCATAGGCTCAACTGAGTTTGTTGGTAGAGATGTACAAAACTTTTTATCAGATAGAGAAATATCTCCCCTTGCTGCTACAGATTTTTTAAGAGACTTAGATCAAAGTGGTAGAGCACAGTTTGTTAAAGGTAAAGAAAAAGGATTTTTAACCTCTGTAAGACAGATTAGACCTAACTTTGAGTTTGATATTGCCAGAAGAGCAGAAGGCTTTAACGAGTCTCCTGAAGAGTTTCGTGCTAGGTTAGAAAGCCAAGGTGAACTTAAACCAGAAGTTATTGAACAAATGGTTCAAAACGAAACAGCTAGACAAGAACCTTACACTCCTCCTGAACAACTAGAAGAACAAACCATAAACTTTGCAGAAGCTCTAGAAGAAGGGCGAACCAATAAGTTTGCTAAAGAATTGCGTAAGTCTCTAGATGCTAGAGGTCTAAAAGATACAGGTGTAATTGTAAGCAATGACATCTTATCTACTACAGCATTAAAAGAACAAGATGGACAAATAGCTTTTGATCCTAGAGAAGTAAGACAAGCAGAAGGTCAATACGATAAGAACACAGATATTATTTTCTTATCATTAAATGCAGTTAATCCTGATGGCAATGCTACTGATGCGGAAATACAAACACGATTAAATAAAATTCTAGATCATGAAATGATTCATGCTTTACGAGCTAAAGATTTAATTACAGAAAGTGAATACAGATACTTAAAGAATTTAGTTAAAAATAAAAAAGTACCCTCATCTTTATATGGCACTGGTCTAGATGCCGATATGAATCTTGCAGGTAAAGAAACTTTTTATGATAGAAGTAAACGAATTAACACACAAATTGCAAAATCTGGTGCTAATGAAAACAAGAAAGAAGAAATCTATATAGAAGAAGCTATAGCAGAACTGTTTAGAACTAGAGAATTAGTGGCTCAAGATGTACCACCTAAAGCTAAAGGTATCTATAACAAGATTGTTCAGTTCTTCCAAAGCGTTGGCAATGCCATGAAGATATCAGGCTACAACAAAGCTGCAGATATATTTCAAGACATAGAAGCAGGTAAAGTTGGAGCTAGAACTAGAGGTGAGATAAGAACTTTACGAGACTTAGATCAAGCTGGTAGAGCACAAGCTCAAGTTGTAACTGACTTTGAAGATGATGCAGAGACTCCTACTGGTCCAGTAATAGAAACAAAAGTTAAACCTACAAGTCCTAGACCTTTGGCTTTTGATCCTAGAGCTACACCAACTACTACGCCACCTACTACACCTACTACGCCTGTAACACCAACAACACCAGTTGCACCAACAACACTTGTTCCTCAAGGAAAAAATCCTCCTATAAAATTTAAAAATCCTTATGCTTATAATCACTTAGTAAGGTATTATTCTGATTTTAATGGTGGTGATGTTTCTGATTATCAAGTATTTAGAGATTTTCTTCCGCAAACTAAAAACTTAAAAAACTTTGCAAAAAAATTTGAAGAAGATGGTGATGTAGATTTTTTACAAGAATTATTAAGAGTTGCAGGTTTTGATACAAATACAGTTAAAGGAAGAAAAGCACAAGAAATTTTTAATGCAGATGTAAGAAGATATGAAGATGGTGCTTTTACTTTTTACCCTAATATAAGTTCTAAACCTTATAATATTACTCCTGATCCTGAGTTTGATACAGTTGCAACACCACCTGCTACAACAGTTAAACCTATTTATGATGTTGCTCAATTAACTCAAGCAGAATTTGAAAGTGATAGAAATAATATTATTAATGGTTTAATTAAAGCTAAAATTATAAAAAAAGATGATATATATACTACAAATCCAAATGTTGATTCTATTCAAGTAATTAAATGGCTTAAAGAAAATTCTCCAAATGAAGATTATAAAATAATAGCAGATAGAACACATAAATCTTTACTTGATTTAAAAAAATTAGGATTTAAATTTCCTTTTGCATTTGAAAAAGAATTAAAAGACAGAAGAGGTAGAGCATCAAATGCTAGAGGAAGAGTTACTACTAAAGGAGGCACTTCATCCAATCTTCCAATTATTTATTCTAATCAAATTGCAGATATAAAAATAGAAGGCACAGATAAACCTAATCCAAGAAGAAATGGTATTAATTTTGAAACTATGTTGCATGAACATATACATCAAGCAACATTAGCTCAAATATATAGTCGTAATTATGACTTTGCTAAATATTATGGATTAGAAAATACAAATCCTAGAGTTATAAAAGCAGTCAATCAATTAAAAGATCAACAAAAAAGAATAAAAAGTTTTTACAATGAAAGAATAAAATTTTATAAAAACTTACATTTAACACCTAGTAATAATAATAGTAGAGAACAATATATTACTGCTTATAATAAAGCCTCTGCAATTGAAAAAGAAATAGCAGATATATTTATTAGACCTATAAATTTAGAACAAGAAATTGAAATTCCTTTAAAAAGAAGTTTTGGCTTTCAAAAAATATATTTAAAAAATTTTAGAGATTATCGCATTGATTATCAATTATATTCTAGAGAATTACAAAGAGATCAAGATGTATCTGAAATAATTACATTTGGTTTAACTAATAGAAAGTTTCAAGAAATGCTTGAAAGTATTCCATATAAAAACAATAAGACTTTATGGCAAAGTTTTGTTGAAAGTATAAGAACAATTTTAGGAATACCAGCTAAACTAGATACAGAATTGTATGCGTTTTTATCTAATACATCAGAGGTTTTAGATTTAGGACAAACAGGATTAGAATCATTAGTGCCAAGAGCACCGCCTATAGAGCTAGAAAAAAAACCTAAAAAACCTAAAGAGCCAGATACAGTTCCTTTTGCTACTAGACCTACAGAAGTAGTTGTAACTAAACCATTTACATATACAAAAGCTAAACCAGAAGAAGCTGGTATGGATATTGTTTATCACAATGGAGAGCTTAATAATTATAAATTACAAATTTTTAAATTTGATGATGGGTCATGGTATTTAGAATCACCAGCAGAACAAATAATTAATGGTGTCACACTTAAATCTGATATTTCATCAATAAACTTAAATGCTTTTAACAAAAAAGATGCTGTTACAAATGTTAAAAATTTATGGCTACAACTTCTTAGAAATGGTTCTTATACCTATGGAGTTCGTGGTGAAAACAAACTTATATTAGATGAAGGTGTTACTCTTGATTTAGCTAGACAAGATGTGCCTACATTCTCAAGGATTAGTAAACGAGGTGAGTTAGATAATAGAATTGCTGACCTTGATAGACGAATAGAAATTAAAGAAAATACTTTACGACAAGATGGTCAATACCTTGGCACAGCTTCTTACAATAGAATGTCTAATGAGATAGATGTTCTTAAAGGACAAAGAGCAAGACTGGTAGAAGAAAGAAACAATCTACCTCCAGAACAAGTACCTTTATTTAGTAGAGCACAAGATATTGGATCACCTCTTAATGAACCTCTTGGTTATAGATTAAATGATAGAACTCTACAGCGTTGGTTAAAATATCATAATTATGAAAACTTAAATGAAAGACCAGGTGCACCTAGAACAGAAGGTGAGATAGATGCAGCATATAGAAAAAATGATCTTGCTCTCAATGAATCTTATGCTGTATATCCAGATAGAGTAGAAACTTTCTTTGCACCTACTGGTGATAAGTTATCTAAAAAGACATATAAGAATCCAACACATAGACAATTACTTGTAGATTTTGATTACATACCTCGTACACAAGAAGATGTACCTTTATTTAGTAGAGCTAGTTTAACTCCTAAGCAATCAGAAATGCCTATATTAAATAGAGAAGATTTTTCATCATTTGGCAGAGAAGAGGTAGGAAAAATTTATCCAAATGGAATTTTTGATCAACTTGAAGGAAGTAGATTAGGTGGAACAAGAGAAAAACCAGGTGATTTAAAAGTTGCAATTACAAATGGTTTAAAAAATAAAAAAATACAAGAAGCTAGTAAAAATTTCTTACAACAATTTACTAATAGCAGGGGTAATTTAATTTTATTTAGAAGTTTAAACATTCCTGAAAATGAAAATATTAGAAATTATGGACAATTACCTGAAGATAATTTTGCTAGTACAACTTTAAATCCAAAAGAAGCACAAGCAATAGGTCGTAATTTATTTAATAGAGCTTATAACGCAGGTGCTACATGGAATACTGAAATATTAAGATACGAAGTTCCTATGGATAAAGTCATAGGTTATGTTCCCACATTAATACAAGCCATGAGAAGTAATTATCTTGAAACATATAAAAGTGATTTAGCAGGTAGTGGTTATCGAAGTCGAGAAGAGATAGAAGAAGAACAAGCTGAAATGGATGAAGCAGGAGATTTTTATTTTCAAGAAGAACAATCTATGGAAGAATTACTTGATGATGAAAATTATAAATTAGATGAATATATAAATGAAGCTGAGGTTGTTGCTGATCTTCGTGGCATTAAACCTACCTATCAATACTCACCTAAAACTAGGGCAAGAAAAGAAGCTAGTATTACAAGAGACATACCATTGTTTAGCAGAGCATCTAGAAATTTTAGTGATGGCAACTCTAATGAAAGCATTAAAAGAAGAGAAGCTGTAAAAGTAGCCGAAGAGAGAACAAAAGAAACACCTAGAGGTGATGTACCTTTTTACAATATGAATGCTTCAGACATCGCCTTAGAAGCTGCTATAGAGTTTAATCAAGACCCACTCAAGACTGCACCTGATGACATACCTACTTTTTCTAAAGCTATGCCATCTAACTTACAGGAAGCTGCAGACACAGTAGGAGTTGCTACACCTAAACAATCACAAGCCACAAGATTAATTGATTTTGCATCTAATCCTGTTGCAAGTATTAAAAAACAATTTAAAGACTTTAGAACTAATTACATAGATAAATTAGATGCTATTGAAAAAAGAATTGTTAAAGGTTCAGCAGAAAATGAAGAAGTTAGATTAGCTAATAACACTGCAGATACAGCAACTGTAGCTGCAATTAGAATGGCAGATAGAGCAAGAGGTATCTTCCAACAAATGTTATTAAAAGGTATACCAGTAGATCAAATAGAAGGTATGCCATCTTTAACTAAAGTTATTGATTTAGTAATTAACACAAGATATAACCCATTAATTGAAGGTGATACTTCTACAGGTGGATTAATGCAAATACTATCAGCACTTCAATCTGATCCTGAAGTAGACTTAGAAGGTGTTTTTTCTTTATATGCTAAGTTAAAAAGAGTTAAAAAGTTAAATGAAAAAGGAGAAGAAATAGCCTCTCCAATTACTTCTAAAGAATTACAAGCTATTGAAACTATTGAAAGAGAACATCCAGTAGTAGTAGAAGCATATAACAACTATCAAAAATGGAACAATGCTTTAGTAGATTTTGCTAGTAGAAAAGGATTATTAGATTCAGATCAAGCTGCAAAATGGATAGAACATTCAAGCTATTATCCTTTCTATAGAACTATGGTAGATGATGCAAACATTACTGCACCTACTATTGCAGGTGGTTCACTACCTAATAACCCTTTGAATATGCCAATGAAAGGGTCTGAAGAAAAAATTGATGTTGACCCTATAGAAGCTATATCAAGAAACTCTTTATCTATTCTTACTGCTGCTATGAAAAACGATGGCACAATGAAATTACTTCGAGACTTAGAATCTCTTGGAGAAGCAAGAGTTGTATCAAATACAAAACTAGCAGGTATTAATAGTGTATTTGTTTTTGAAAACGGAAATAAAAAACACTATCAAGTAGATGACATAGATACATACATGGCTATGCAATCTATTGGTGGAGTTAAGTCAGATGGCTTAATGAAAATATTAGCAATGCCTGCAGGATTACTAAGAGATACAGTGACTCGTGATCCTGGATTTGTATTTGTTAATGTATTTAGAGACACAATATCTGCAGCAGTTACTTCTGGTGCACCATTAGGTGGTGATGGATTTACACCAATACTAGATTCATTTAAAAATTTATTTGGTGACATAAGTTCATTAGAGGAGTTTGGAGTTATTGGTGGATATGACTTTGCTAATGATGAAGGTGATGTTAAAGATTTCTTAAACAGAGCAAGAAGAAGAGCTGGACTCTCACCCAATAATGGTTTGAGACCTGATGTAGCCTTTTATAAACTATGGGATGGATTAGGTAATCTTACAACTAAATCTGATGGAGCAACTAGAAAAGCTGTAGCAGATGCAGTCTATAAAAAATTAATTAAAGAAGGATATACAGAAGCTCAAGCTCAATCTGAAGCAGCTTATCAAGGATTAGAAATAATTAACTTTGGAAGGCGTGGACAATCATCCATGTTTAGAGTATTGACCACTGCAATACCTTTTTTAAATGCAAGAGTGCAAGGTCTCGATGTTTTATATAGATCGTTTAGTGGTCAGTATTCTGCACAAGATAAACTTCAAGAGGGTGGCACATTAGAAGATTTGCAAGGCATGATTATGCGAAGAGCATTAATGAGACTGGGTGTAATGGTTGGAACAACAGCCATGTACTACGCTTTAGTTAGTGATACCGATGAATACAAAGCAGAAAAACTAGAAAAGAGAGATGACAATTACATTATCCCTATAGGTGGTGGCAATGTTATTTACTTACCTATTGCGTTTGAAGTGGGTATGTTAACCAAGGCTATACCTGAAAGGTTGTTTGATTTGATGAGTGGAGAAGATGCTTTCTCTGATACCTCTCTTACAGACTTTAAAGACTCAACAGTTAGACAACTAAGCAACTCTTTAAATCTTCCTTTCTTAGGAGGAGACATAGGCATACAAGCATTTAAACCTATCTTTGAAGCAGTGACCAATAGAGCCTCATTTACTAACTCAGAAATAGTGCCTTACTTTATGGCAAAAGAAAAACCTGCCTATCAATCAAGAGAGTCTACCAATGAGATATTTAGAATGATGGGAGAAGCATTAAACATATCTCCAATCAAACTTGAGTACATCTTTAAAGGCTACACAGGAACACTAGGAGGTTATGCCTTGACTATCACTGATGCTCTTGCAAGGTCAGTGACTGGCACACCTCTCATGCCACCTAACATCAAACAAATTCCTGTTGCAGGTAGGTTTTTTGGTAATCAGGAAAGGATGGGAGGACTGCAACAACAATTCTATAAACTCAGAGAAGAGGTTAATACTGCTGTGACTACCATGAACTCTCTCAGAGAAGATGGCAGAATGGATGAACTCTACGCTTACAGAAACCAAGTACAAGGACTGTTAAATGCAAAAGGTCAGGTTAGAGCCATAGAAAGATACATGAGGAATTGGAGAAAAAGAAGAGATAGGATTCTCAACAGAACAGACATCAACGCAAATGTTAGAAGTGATATGTTGTTAGACTTGCAAATAGAAAGAGATAAAAGACTGGCAATGATTCCTGAACTAAGACAAAAAGCAGATATCCCACCTGATACAGTGGGTGTCATCCTGCGATAGGTTATCTCTTACCAGTAAATAATATATTTTTCTGGGCTGCCAGACGCTGCGATTTCTGGTTCACCCTTTCAACTGCGTTGCTTAGATCAACTATTTTGTCTGACATTCGATCAATGTTTTCATCCACACTCTTTAGCTGTTCGATGATTTTCTCTTCCTTAAATTGTTTTAACTTAAAGAAGTCATTGTGATCAGGATGACGAGCATGAAACAGACGAGCATAGAAGCCAATATAATCATTACTGATCTTAAACTCCCCCCCATTGGTTTCTATCTCCCTGTTCCACCTAATGCGATTAATGATTGCCCAATGAGAGTAATGCTTTCTGCCAGTCTTAATAGCTTCTAGCGTATATTCCTCAAACTTATTCCATACTTGAGGGTTCTTTTTATGCCACTCCCACCAAGCCTCTTTCCTTTCTTGTAGCTTTTGTTCAAGCTGTTCTATCATCATCGACATTATCTTCCTCCATTAATTTTTCTAACCATCCTGCCATTTTAAAACCACTTTCATTTTTAATATCTTTTACTAATATTCTAGGCAAGTAATACTTGTTAGCAATATCAGTAATCATCTGCAGTAAATCTTCTCTATCTATATTTTCTGCCCATTGCTTGACTTCATCGTAAGTCACTTCATCTTTATCCATCTTTACTCCTCACTAATGGAAAACATTTAATCGTAAGTTCACATCTAGGGTTATGCTTATCCACACCCCCAAATACATACGACACCTTTTTAATCTGTTTAAAACTATCATCCTCTATGATCTCAGCCTTGACCAAAGCATCGCAAGTAAACTTGTCTATAATAGAACAAGGATTACTCACATCTAATCTTCGATTGCTTTTGGCATAGTAGACATACTCTAAGGAAACAGGGTCATCAAACCTAGAGTAGTCTTTAATTCTCTCTACTAGGTTTTCTGTATAGACTTTCTTTGCAATAGATAAAACTCTGTAATGAGCATTGCGATAATTGTTTAGGTTCAGGATAAACTTCTTCTTTTCAGAGTAGTAAACTTCAAGAGGTAAGGTGACGAAGGTCATATTCTATTGACTGGTAAAATATATTTTATTGCAGCGATCCCTGGAAGCCGTCATTCTGTTTCCACAAAAACCATAAACTGATCTTCATCTATTTTTAATATGGCTACAATGTGTTCGCCTTTAAACTTGCGTTCCACACCAGTAAAAGATTTGCCTTTAACAACATGGGTATCAACTTGGAAGTCTCCCTCTGTTGTTTCTACTATGATTGATTTAAGACTTATCACTACGCAACTCCATTAGATCATTCCATTTGTATAGCTTCTTGGTTTCATGATCATAAAAATTGCCTTTGTATTCTTGTTGATAGGACACCTTTACAGAATAAGCAATGTTCTTGAAGTCTAATTCTATTCTTTTTACAGACCTAACCAGTTCTTCTTTAATTTCTTGATCACTAGGCATATGGTCAAATTCAAAACAAAAGAAAGGCTGAACAACCACCTTTTCTATTTTTGATTTAGTCTTAAAGTCTTTCATGTGTTCTCCACTATACCATTTACTTGATCTAATAATTCTTGTTCAGTTCCATAGGCTGTCTCAAACCTCTTCTTCCAAGGATGCCTACTGATAATAGGTTCAGCATCCTTACCACCACGATGATGGTCAAAACATAAAGGTAATATATGCATATGTGCATCCTCTTTAGTCTTGCCATAAACATGATGGATTTCTACAGCATGATTGGGAAAGCCTTTGTTAAGACACACAATACAACCTATCTGAAAAACTGCATCCATGTGTCTCTTCTCTTTAGCGTTTGGGTTTCTTCCTTTTATTGCCATCTTTTTTACCAAATATCCTTTCCCAATTGTCTTGATACTGCGTTTCCTTTTCAGGTCTCCTCTTGCTACCCTTGGACATCTTCATCCCATATAAAACTTACAGTAGTCTTACCAAAAGAATCATACTGAATTTTCCATACCTTAAAAGGACAAGCATTAAGCCAAGCATAGAAGTCTCTAGCTTTTTGGTTCATGCTCCATACCTCTTGCGTTCTTCTCTAGCATTGACCATCTTAGTCCTCCACTCCTCAAAGCCTACCTCTAATGCTTTCAATTGCACCTTGAGAGCAGACAAGCCACCTTTGGCTTCGCCCACTCTTAATCTAGCGTTATAGACTTCATCCTGTGCTTCTGCCCAAGTATCTTGAGCAGAAGTAGTTTTCATTCCATCAGCCAGTGCCTTGAGTTTGAGAGTAGCTAACAACTGTTTTACATCAGCTTCATTCTTAAAGACCAAGTATTCAGTTTTCTCTATCAATGGTGCAAGAGTTCTAATCTGATGCATCCACGATTCTACTTGCTCATCCATTCTCACTTTCCTTAGTAAAGAATTTGCCTATCTGATCTTCAACATTGTTCAATGCTTTTCTACCATGCATCTCGTTGAATACTCGTTTGGCAATCTGTTCAGAGTATGGTTCTTCTTTATGCAATCTTCTCTCTTGAGTATTCATGCTAAACCATGTACTGAAATTAGCTTCGTAAGTTTCGTTATCGTCATACTTAAATACTTCTTCCATATCACACCCCCAATTTGTTTTTATGGTATTCATCTCTCTGTTCTTCTATCTTGAAAAACATATAGTCCATCAAGAGAGAATGTGGGGTAGACCCACTTCCCTCTACGACTGGTTTCAACTGCCCGATCAATTCCGAGTAGTTCTTCATCAGCTCAAAAAATATATACTGGTCAATAGAATTTTCTATCTCCTGTATCAACTCTTTGCCATGCAAGGGTTTTATCTCAGAAAGGGATATCGTCATCACTAATCTCAGGTTTGTTTACAGGCTCTACTGGTCTTGGGTCTGCCACAAAGTCATCAGGTTTCTTTTGTGGCTGTGGAATGTCTAGTCGAGCATACTTGTAATCGTTGCCATTCTTAGACTGTCTATCCCAAAGAGCAACACGCATCTCTGCTTCTTGCCCACTCTTTACTTTCTCAACTAAAGCCTTGAGTAAGTTCTTATCCAAGACAACCTTGCCTGTCCAATCAGGCTGTTTCTCGTTGTCTTTATAGTTATTAGTGAAGATTGCTCCATCACTCTGCATCCTTTCCTCAGTCATCGTTTACCTCCTTTGGTAATTTACTTATAAATTCTTGAATAGCCACATCTAAGGCTTCCTTATGCTTAGGAAACTTATCTTTAAGAGTTCCTACTGCTTCGCTGTTGCTTTTGTATGCATCGACAACTTGTTCTCTAGTGCTGTAAAGAGCCAAAGTATCTCTGAAACCTTGAACAAAAGCATCTGCCCAACCTTTAGACCCCATAGCATCTTCCTCAACAACTACTTCCTTTACAGGTTCAGCTTTCTTGGATGGTGCTTTCTTGCCTTTAGGCTGTTCATCTTTAGTTTCATCAGGCAAAGTCTCATCAGCCATACCAGTAAAGACTGATATGCCTAATCCAAACATCGCCACACATTTAACCAAGCATCGCATCGCATTATCTGATACTTGCCTAGCATGAGGATTGACCACTGGATTATTCTTATAGTCCATTACTGGTAATCTCATCTCTCTTACCAAGTCATCAATCATAATTCTAGTCACAACCTCAGCAGTGCCATCAGGAAGAGTCTTGTAAGGCACTCCATCGAAATCGACAAACTCATATTGTGCTTGTGGATAATGCTCACATAGAAGCATCCACATCCTTGACCAACTTAAATAAGTTAGTTTCATTTTCTCCTCAGTGTGTTTTGACACATCCACTTTGGATAGTGTTTCCCACACTTCGCCATAGGTTAGTTTTTTCTCAGCCATTTTATACCTCCTCAGTATCTAGTTTGTTAGCCATATCATCGACAAGCACCTTTATAACTTGCGATAAACTTAATGATTCGAGAGTCGATGCCATCAGAATAGTAGCTATCTGCTTCTTCTGATACTCTTGCAACTGCTCACACTGTTCTAGTATTCCTAATACTTTGTTATCCACTATGCCACCTCATCCAATTCTTGAATTTGTTTGTAAGTCAAATTCTTATACTTGTTAAACAAATCTTTTATGAATTGAGGAACATCTATCTGCTTAAAAGAGTTCATCATGATGTCTCTTTCAACTGCTTCTTGATAACAACCATAGCTATCCCATTCAATTCCCAAAGGTATATGATCTGCACGATAAGGAATTCTAATGCCTGAATTATATTGAAATCCTTTTCTATGATTGTAGTTTCTTATTTTGTTTTGCAGTTTGTGATGTCTGACCCTTGATTCTTCTTCTAGTTTTTTAATCTTAGATTCTAGTTCATACAAACTTTTACGCTCACTATCAAATACTTGGTACTCTTTAGTTTGTTTTATCCTTTCTAATTTTTTTAGATGGTGTCGTTCCATTAATCTCTTTACTTCGTTTGAAATAAAGTTTCTTTCTTTAGCTAATAATTTCATTTTTCTCCCTTTGAAATTGATCACAAAATTCAGCCACATCACAATAGTCTTTACATCGAATAGCTTCTCCCTTGAGAAATTCTATGTTTAGAATCTTCTTGTCATCGTGACCACCTACAAACTCATCAGCTAATTCTTGCGTATCTAAAACACGCAGAGCAGATTTCCTACCCTTTTTCATAACTCGATAAGCATCCTTTCTTCTCCACACCTCAGCATCACTGCACAAAGGCAATGTCTTACTGATTAGATAATCAGCTTCTGCATCTTGATGGATTGAAACTCGTTGTTTAATAAACTCTTCTTGTTCTTCTTCACTCCATTTGGTAATAGGAATGACGCTGACTGGTGATTTTGGATAGTCATCTCCACTTCTCAACATTTGGTTTTTGCTCCAGTCTCGATTGATCGTAATAATATTTAACTGGTCAATAGAAATTTCGGGATAGTTCTGTCGAAGCAACCAATCGTAGCAATTAAGCTGTTGCTCCCACTCTATCTTCCCATCTTTCATTGCAGAGATTACAGACCAAACAGAGGTGACTTTGTAATCTTTTAAAGTGTTAGTGCCTAATGAGATTGAATCTGTCTGACCACTGATAGTCCAACCATTGACCTTAGCAAACATCCTCTCCTCTGTAATGGTGTCCTCGTTGCCCTCATTGGCTCTCTCAAGGATAGTGTGAACACTTTGACCTAATAGCTTCCAAATCTCGTTAGAGACATCCACACTGATCTCAGAGTCATGTTCCTCTTTAAGTAGTCTAATGCGAGGAGGAGCAAGTAAACCAGTGACTGACATAGTAGAAGCACCTTTAGAGTAGCTATCGTTATGTACTGCCCTAATTATTTCATCAGGGATGTTTTGATTGTTAGTGTATTTCATCTTGATCAGCATCCATTTCAGCAAACATTTTAGAAACTTTAATCATGCGATCTTTTAATGCAAAACCTACAAACTTTGAATAAACAAGACCATGTTGTTCACAAAACTTTTTAACCACTGTATGAATGTCTTTATCAACATTAATCGCTTGTAAGTTTAATTCTTCTCTTCTAGTCATTACTTAGTCCTCCAAATACCTATGCCATCAGATAACTGTCTAACAGTAAATTTCTTATTTGGATTCTTGTAAGTAAATCGCAAGACAAAGTTTCTTATGATCTTTTGTTCTTGTGCAATTTTAGTTTTGGGTATTGGTATGTGTATGTGTTCATCTACCTCTAAATCCTCTAAAGGTAAATCATACTTTCTTGGTTTGCCCTTTGATCTAGGCAAGGGTACGCCTTTCTTAATCTCAAATTCCATATGGTCTCCTATTAAATTTTGTAAGACTGCCTATCTACATAACCTTGATTGTTTCTAGCTACTAAACCTGTATCAATGCCTGTTTGATTTTCTAATTTGCCAATGATCTTGGCTATCTCAAATGATATGTTCTTCAATAAAACCTCAGCTTCAAACTCACTTACCTCAAATTTTTGATTCACTTTTAATATTCTTTTAGCGATATCGCTTCTTATATCAAGACCACCAAACATTTCTTTATGCACTTGATCTTCTAAACCAATCAGGACATTTAAAATCATGGTTCTTGCAAGATGATTTGGGTTAGTAATTTCTTCGTTATTCCATTTCATATTTTCTCCCTTTATGAATGTGTAAAACTTTAGTATATATAGTTTATTATATTTTTCAACATAGATGATGATATAAAGTTTATAGCTAGATGAACACTTGATTAGTTAGTAAGAATGAATTAATATTTGGGGATGAATTTAAACGCTGAAACAAAACTTGATCTCCTAGTTATTAAACAAGCAGTCAGAGATTGTGGAAGCAAAGACATTGATATTTCGAGTAAGGCACTCTCTTATTTTATATCAGATGACTTTAAAAAACTAGCAAAACGCAATCATATAGATGCAGATATGGTTAGAGGAGCAGTTGGAAGTTTAAGTGCTTATCCCCTGTTATCAAGAAAGAAATTAGCCAATGATATGGCTAAAGAGATTGATGCTGTGTGGGTTAAAAGAGTTTCTTAGTAGGTATATATACCTAGTAGGTATTTTAATAAGTGACTACTAAAGTAGTTAGTATAACGAGTAATATGATGGAGGTCGTATGCAAAGTCAAGAGGTAAGTGACATCAAGAGTCACATTAATCACAATCACAAAACAAGTAATCTAGGTCATGGTCAATACAAAATAACTTGTCCTAGTTGTCAAAACAACAGAAGCAAAAACAAAAGAGACACCCCACTAAGTGTCAATATCAATTCAGAAACAATAGTTTATAATTGTCATCATTGTGGAATCAATGGTGCATTTCCAAGGACACAAGGAGTTAAAATGTCAGTCGTGAAAACACCCCCAAAGAAACCAAACAAGCCAATCAATCTACCCAAAGACAGCAAGACAGATAAGACTGCTCAATGGTTATTGGCACGAGGAATTAGTCAGGAGGTGGCGGAAGATTCAGGATGTGTGTTGGCAGAAAAAAATAATTTACCAGTCATAGGTTTTTCTTTCCACGATGGTTCTAACACTATCGCAGTCAAATGGAGAACAGCAAATGGTAAGAAAGATTTTTGGTGGGATAACAACGCAGTCAAGCTATGGGGTAAGCAAACTTTTAAGGATGATTTGCCAACAGTTGAATCAACGATTGTTATTACAGAGGGAGAGATGGACACCCTTGCAATCAAAGAAGCCTTTAAGAATCACAGCAACATAACAGTTTACTCAGTTCCCAATGGAGCACCAAACAAAGTAGCAGATGATAAGAAAGTTGACCCCAATGAAGAGGGCAGATTCAAGTATGTATGGAGCGAGAGAGCAAAGTTTGAGGATGTTGAAAGGATTATTCTTGCCACAGATATGGATGAAAGTGGAGATGCTTTGGCTCAAGAGTTGTCAAGGAGACTTAACAAGGCTAGGTGTTATAAGGTAGATTACCTTGGAAACAAAGATGCAAATGATCTATTAATAGAAACAAATGCAGAAACTGTAAGACATCAAGTATTAAATGCTCAACCAGTTCCTTTACATGGACTTAATAACATAGACTTCTATGACAATGAGTTCCAAACTTTGTATGAACAGGGATATCCCAAAGGTGTAAGCACTGGTTTTGCTCAAGTTGATCATCTATTTAACCTACAAACTGGCTATCTTGCAGTCATTACAGGCTATCCCTCAGATGGTAAGTCAGCTTTTGTTGATCAGTTATGTGTAAATGTCGCTAAGAATTTTGGATGGAAAACAAACTACTGTTCTTTTGAGAAACCCCCAACGCTTCATGCTATCCAGTTGGCACAATGTTTTACTGGTAAACCATTTTTCCAAGGGCAGAACGCTAGGATGTCGCAAGAAGAAAAGGACTTTGCCCAACACTTCATCAACGAACATTTTCTATTCCAAGATTATCAAGATGGAGGGATGCCTACGATTGAAAGGGTATTAGAAAAGGGAGCAGATGCAGTCATGAGATATGGGGTAAAGATACTTGTCATTGACCCTTTTAACTTTATACATTCAGATCATCAAGGTTTAGTCACTGATGCTATCTCTGAAATGCTTACTAAAGTTCAGTTGTTTTGCAAGAAGTTTGATGTACTTTGTTTCTTTATTGCTCATCCAACAAAGCCTTTTGTCAGGGATGGCAAGAAGAATGTATGTACTGGTAATGATATCAGTGGAAGTAATGCTTGGTTCTCTAAATGTGATACAGGATTGACAGTTTATCGTGGGGAAAGTAATGTAGAGATACATTGTTGGAAGCAAAGGTGGGCATGGTGTGGTAAAACAGGTATGACTGCTTTAACTTTTGACCCTTTAAGCAATAGATATGCAGAAGAAGAAGTCTTACAAGATGACTACGATTGGGAGTTCTAAAGAAGAAATCCATGTCAATGATATTGGCAGTGCATACTTGCATAAGCAACATAAAGTTGCAATTAAACAGTTCTCTAAAACAAAAGTTGGTCGAGCCATAGTGCTTGATCAACACCTCATAGATGTGCTTTTTCTCAATGATGATCTTGATACGCAACAACATCATGTATGTGATAAGTATCTTGGTTTGTTAAGTAAGTCAGGAAGTTTTGTCCAGACCCCAGGGCTTGATAAAATATATTTAACCAGTCAGGGAAATTACGGACACGAGCCTCGTGGCGTTATTTTGATAGGAGTTCAACGCACAATCAAAGAAGAAGTGGGAACAAAAAAAGAGCAAATGTTTTGGAAACTAATGGTCAACAATCCCAAGAAGGTAAATGCTTTAGAGATAATGGTGGTACAAGAATGTGCTAATGCACTACAAAACTACTGGTATATTAGTCAGAAAAACCCTGTGTCGCTGTTCCAACAAAGCCTTGTAAACCAGTCTTAACTTCTACAGTTTTCTCAGGTTCAGGTTTCTTTTCAACAACAACACCTTTGTTATCTGCTTCGTTATGAATCATATGGATGATTTGTTTGTTAAGTGATCTGCTTTCTTTTTTAGCTAAAGCGTGTGCTAGTTCGTAAGTTTCCTCAGAACATCTAATGAATAGGCTCTTCATGATTTTTTTCCTCTATTATTTCATCTAATGCATTTTCAATATTATCGTCAGTAAAGACAATCTCAGGAGCATCCTGTACTTCTGCAATGGCAACACTTTCTCTGCCTACTTGATAGTATCTATCGGTTTCAAGTTGGTGTATGGCTGATTTGATAAGCCATCTATTAGAAGTAATCAATGGGTCATCCAATAATGTAATGGCAAAAGCCAAAGCATCTATCTCAGTTTCAAATATCCATACCAAGTGCTTCCACTTAGCACTGCTTTGGGTACTGTTGGGATTGGTTGGGTCAGGAATATCTAACTTATAAGTGTGTCTAATAACTGCAAACATCTCTATATTCTAAGTGAAATGCAATCAAATTGAAAGCTGTTCCATGTGGAACACAGGATCGTGTTGTATCCTGCTAAAAAATATTATTTACCAGTCTGGGAAAACAACAAACACCAACACCAATACAAACACTACAAACAATACAAACAATAATACCAATGGACTATCACTCACTGCCAAAAAAAAAGGGTAGATATTGCTATCTACCCTTTCCCATCTAACTTATAGACTTGGAGGTCTCACTCTTATGAAGTGATTGGTTAAGAAATGAATCTTATGTCAATCAATATATATCAGGTGATTGCAGATTGCAAGACTTATCTACAGTTTATCCACAGAGTTATCCACAGCCGAATACTGGTCAAATATATTTTTTTTTATCACCTGATGAGAATCTGAACGCACACATACCCCACCCTCTCGCAAAACCAGTAAATTCTATATACCAGTAAATATTATTCTCCCTGTACGCAAAACACAGCTCTTTGATGCCCTTGAAACACCTTATTTTGAGCCAAAAAAAAAGGCGGTAGCTACTAATTAAAGTAGCTACCGCCTTATTTATTTTAGGATTAAACCCAATCGTCTATACATTCACCTCCATATTGATCAAAGGGTCTATGATTGCTTGACCAAATTCTAGGCTCATACTTTCCTAGAGTTTTGTCCTCGCACTTTTCACAAAAATGAGCAACGAAATCTCCCTCAGCATCATCGCATCGAGACATTTCATGCAAAGGTTTTCCCTCTTCATTTCTATTGCTTTCACAACAACCATAATAAGGCTGTTTACTTGTGCCATAACAATACTTTTCCCAAGGCTTACTCATGATTTCACCTCGCTATCGTATGACTTACAGCATTTATTACAAAGGATTCGACCTCCATCTGTAGCTGTCTGTCCACACTTCCTCATTACCTCTCGATAATGATAGCCATGCTCGACTGTAATCAAAACCTCATCCCTACATTTGGGGTTAGGTCTATGATTATATTGGACTAGATCACTCATGATTTCACCTCTCTATTTTTTAAAACACCATTAGGATATTTTAAGAAACAAGAAAAGACTAACCAATCAGCCTTGGTCATCATAAATGGCAAATCTCCAATAGGAGTTTTACCAGTTATCCCATACTTGCTTTTCATTTCTGAAAAGACTTTCTCTATATCTTTATTCATAATTTACCTCCAAAGTAATAGAATAAGTTTAAGTTTCTGTTTCGACTCTTTTGAGTCCACCTACCTATAAATAGATAAGTGCCACTTTCGTGGTCATCAGTGAAAATACACATTTTCAGACAGAAATTGTCAAAATCAGCTTCGTGAGATCGCCATAGAGAACGAATCAGAGGAGGGTCAAGGGTCTAGTGACCCTCAAAACACCCTCCTCTTAAATCGCTTCTAGTGATAGAAGTCAGCAGTATCAACATACACAACCTCGCCAAAGGCTAGGTTTTCTGAATAACTGCTTTTCTCAGTGACTGCCCAAAAGACTGGAACATTAGGCTCGACCTCTTCGCTAACTTCACCCCAACCATCAGTGAAATAGACAATGGCTTGTACCTCGTCTACATCATCTGAAAAGTCATTGAACAAGTTAAAAGGAGGGTCAAATAAAGTTCCACCTCCTCCACGAACAGTTAGCTGAATGTCCTCGCCTTGATCTAACTCATAGATATCCCACCACTCGCCTTGTTGATTCTTACGAACCACAGTATCGCAATAGCAGACTCTAATCTTATCAAGACCACAATCCTCAGCCATAGCCTGTATCTCAGTTGCGAACATATCTAGTTCATATTGAGAAACAGAACCACTGGTATCAATCACAATGGCTAGTTCACCACCTTGTGGAGACTTCGCTTTACTAGGTAAATTAATACCTCTAAATTGATGTCTCCTATTAGGTCTTGCCCAAGTAATGTCATCAGCAATAGAGGACTGTAAAAGATCATTAAGTTGATCTCTCCAATCCACTTTTACTTCTTGATTCGCATCAGCAGAACCAAGACCATTAGATGAACCATTGCTACTCATAGCAACCTCTAACTTATCAGCTAAAGAAATTGCTCGTTGAATCTCACCTTTTAATTCTTGCATTTCTGCATCATTTAAAGGATTTCCATCTTCAGTAGTAGCATCCCAAACTTCGCCAATTGCAGAGGGTAGTTCATCCCAATCTGTTCCAGTTCCAGCATCAGAAATATTTCCTTGACTGGTATCTGAAATTTCTTCAGCTTCAGATTGAGAGTCACTTGTACCCTCTTCATCAGATTCTTCATCGCCACCTTGACTTTGACTTTGAGCATCTTGCTCTTCGTCAGAGTTTTCTCCATTAGGTTTTTGTTGATTAATCTGATTGATTGCATCTTCCAAGGCTTCCTCGTCTTTTACCAAGATTGAGTAAACCTTTTCTGCAGTCATGCCTTTATACTTATGATCTAGTAAACCACCCATAGGAAGTTCCATTTTTAAATCCCAGTATATGTAGGCATTGATTACATAATCACACGCTATGTTCCAAACTTTAGGATGTCGCTTTCCTCTTCGCAAAGGATGTTCATAAACCACATGAAATGCTTCATGAACCAAGACACCTTGAAGTTCAGCTTCGCTTAGACCCAAGACAAAAGGAGGAAAGTAATAAATTACTTTCCCATCAGTTGCCATTGTGTCGCACTTAGACTCATCGACCTCAATTAAATCAAGGTGTAAGAGCATGGAAGCCATGCCCACATTACCTTTCATTAATTTTGCTCTCGCCTTAACTATGTAATCGTGAGCCAATTGTGGCTCATTTACAGTTGCTAAATTAGTCATCTTTTTTCCCTCCAAAGGCTCTTCCCAAGAATCCACCTTTTAGAGAGTCAGCAGACTCTTCTAACTTATCAGCTAAGTCTTTTCTCTTTTGATCAGCTAAAGCATCATCCTCTCTCAGAGAGTCAATGCCATTGTTATAACCATTGAAAGTTGCAACAACGCCAACCAATTTTTGATGAGCATCAGCGATATCTTGATCATTACCTAAAATATCAGAATTGATATTTGGTAAAGACCCAGTTAATTTTTCCAGTGCTTTAAAACTGGAAGCATTAAAGAAACCTTTTTGTTTCTGCTTAGGGTCATATTCTCTCAATTTTTTCGCTAAGTGATCAGTCTGTTCAAGAACAGCATCAACAGTAGTTTTCAAGACATTCTTGATATTATTGTTGAGTCTATTCTTCACATCATTTTCTATCTTCGACCTTAACTTTTCTGATACATTCAGACGAATGTCAGAGCCATATTGGGGAACAGTAGATATCTCGAAATCGAACCTAAATTTTGATCTAAGTTCATCGAAAGTTGGATAGTCACATTCATTGAACGCTTTACCAAGATTTCTTTTGGCTTGTTCCATTTTTTGTGGATAGCCTTTTAAAAATCCATCTACCTCTTTATCCCATTTTTGCTTGGCTTCATCTACTGCATTTTGCAATGATTCCAGTTGAGAGTTAGGGCATAAACGCCACCCACTAACAACCTTGTTATCCCAATCAGTAGAATTATCTGCCCAAGGCAAAGTCATCGGATAGTAAAAACTATTCCTAAACTCATTTAAGATTGAACGAAAATATTTGTTAATATCCTCGCCATAAATGTGCTTAGAAACACCTAGTAATCTTTCACTAGAAACCTCAGTTTCTTTTGCTAGATTACGCTTTAACGCTTTATCTGTTCTGATACCACTAGGATGCTTCGCAGTCATGCGAACCAACACTGCATTTTCAGACAGAGTATTAGTTAATTTTTCCATAATAAGAACCTCCATTCTTTTTAAGAAAGTTGCTGTTTCGATCTTAATTGATCTCCTCAGATGAGTAAAAAAACTCATGACAGCAGAGCAGAAAATATATTTAACCAGTAAATATAAATTCTGCCCTCACTCAGACCTAGACTTCTAAGTCTTGATTCTTGATTTTGAATTCTCCATATCTTGCAGAATCCACAATATCGCTTCTTGCTCCAACAAGCGATCTCACAAAGAAAATTCCAAATTCGGGTGTAGGAAATTTCTCAATGTAATCAAGGGCATTAGCAAAGTAGTCATGCAATTTATCATCGCTTACTTCTTTAAGAACAGTCACTAATGCACAGACAGTTGCATAGCAGAGACCACCACTATCAACAACCTCGACATCCTTGCCCTCACAAATATCTTGCAAGTTGGGAACATCATTTTTCAGAGATAGGAATGACATAAACTCTATCGATGCTCTCTCTCCAATATCGCCTTGCACTATCAATTGCAAAACTTCTTTTGGAGGGTCAATTTTGAGAGTATCGCTTAACCTTGCCCATGACCTTGGGCTAGGTTGCGGAGTTGTTATCTTGGGGTCAAAGTCATTCAACAATTCGGGCTGAAAACTTATAAATCCCAAGATGTCAGAACAGATATCATTCTTACTTGCCCATGCTAACCAGTCATCAGTGCTATGCTCGAAATCGATCATGGTACAACGACCAACAACATGGCTAGGTAGCTTGTTGCTTCCAGCCCTATCAGTTGCCCTATTACCAGCACAAATAACTTTCCAACCTTTAGGCAATGAATAGTCTCCTATCCTTCCCTCATACAGCAATTGCCCACAGATAGCCTGTATCGAATTATGTGCTTGGGCATACTCATCGAAGAATAAAATACCCTCACCACTCACTGGAAGATTACCTAAAAAGGCTCTCTTCTGTTCATTCGCATCGTTGATATAAGGTAAACCACCTAAATCAACAGACTCATACAACGACAGTCTGAAATCAATAAATCCAAACTCTTTTTGAGTAGGATTAATCTTATCCACGACTACCTTTCTATCCTCAGCAATGTCATCGACATATGCTCGAACAATTGCACTTTTCCCAATACCTGTTCCTCCTAAAAGGAATGGGGTATTAGACCCTTTTAAAACTGCCTTAATCGACAGTAATGCTTGACTTGGTTTCATAATAAAGACCTCCATCTTTTTTGTAATGATTCAAGTTAATTTCAATTACCAATAAATATTATTTACCAGTAACTACCAAGACTCCCTCGAAAGGGTCAGAGCATTTCTGCTTACTGGTTTAAAGTTTCGACCTTATCTCAAAGGTCATCGTCAGTTGGTTTATTAATATTGAATTGTCATACCATCGTGAAAAGGAACACCATCAACGAACCATTCAAAATCTTTTTGACAGATTTTTAAATTCGTATATTCATTCATTCTCGCTTTAGTTGTGACTGTCTGCCATCCACCACTATCTAAAACTACTTTATTAGGATAATGGATTACCACCTCAGTATTATGAAGTTTGACTCCAAGACCGCCATCTTCCCTAACTATTAGATAGGTGTTATTAGATAGTTTTCTTTTTTTAGTTTCAGACAATTCTTTTAGTTTTGAATAATTATTCATAAGTTATACCTCCAAGGTATGTTTCTTGAACCCCAAAATAGGATTCTCATCAGTGTGTTAATTCACAGACAGTTGGAGGACTGTCTCCAAGGTTTCAAAATTGCACCTCTTTAATCTTTCACTCGAACCTAAAATCAAAATAGGTCGATGCAATTTATTCCACTTGGAATTTATGAGTCTTGGAAAACCTCTCTCACACTAGCCACTTTCAAAAGGTAGGATATTGTTAGAGTCTCACTTAATGGTTATCTCTCTCTAACACTTCTAGAACCTTTACCTTTAATCCTTTAGAGAACCCTCTTGGGCGGTAGCGAATCTTTTAAAGACATAATCCATTTGGTCTAAGGACAGTATATATAACTGGTAGAAAATTGCATCATTTAAATCATCATCTAAGTCATCTTATTAGATAGCAGAATGTGGGCATTACGAAACTCCTCCTACTGGTAGATAATATTTCTCATGGATAAAGATAAATCTCAGGAAGAAAAACCTAACCTCAAACTGGTAAAAGATAAGACCAAGTTGACCATGAAACAAAGAGCCTTTTGTGATCTCATAATCAAGGGCAAGTTGGGAAGTCAGATCGAATGTTATATGCAAGTCTATGATGTTGCTCTAACCAAGACAGGGAAGATACCTAAACACGCTCATGTTGATTGCAGTAGGCTCATGGCGAACCCTAGTGTTAGCCTACGAATATCCAATGGCTTGAAACGATTAGAGACCAATGCAGTAGCTTCCACTACTCGAACAAGGAGCTATGTTCTTGAACAGCTTATGAGAGAGTCTAAGGAAGCGGACAGTGACAGCACGAGAGTTAGGGCATTGGAATTGTTGGGTAAGACAGTGAACCTATTCAGCGACACCCTAGAGATTAAGGAGAGCAGAACCAGTGATGACATAGAGAGTGAGATTGAGCAGAAGATAGAAGCATTGATCAGAGAGTCAGAGGGCAATCAATAGACAGATCAATAGACGATCACCACGAAGATCACAGACATCCACAGCGTACCTAAAGCACAGACCTAGACCCCACCTTAATAGAGGGAAATTCCCAGTATCAACAGACCCCCTACCCCCCAAATATATAACAGGCTACCTGACTACCATATATACATAGTGTTTTACTCATAATATGACCTAATTTCACATACCCCCCCCTATTATATATTGCATTTTGCTAGCTTTTTCTACCAAATACCCTTTTTTTCAGGTAAAAAGGCTAGGAATCCTACCCCCCCATACTATATTTTCAAAATTAAGGGTTGATTTTTATGTGAAGCCATGCAATATTGTATAATCTGTAGATACATATACCTAGTATCCAGTGAATACCTAATGAGTGCCTACCTATATGTACCTATTAAGTTTTTTTATTTAAGAATCACTACCTATTAGGTATATACTAGATAGTAAGTATGGATAAAAGTGTACTAAGTAAAGTAAAAAACCTATCCTCTGATCAGAAGCAGGAACTTCTTTCCCTGTTAGAAGAACTAGAAAAAGCCAAAGGTAGAGAAAAGTGCCATGAGGACTTCATGACCTTTGTTGGGGAGATGTGGTCAGCCTTTATTCATGGTAAACACCATCAAATTATGGCGGATGCCTTCGAGAGAGTCGCTAGAGGCGATCTGAAGCGTTTAATTATCAATATGCCACCTAGACATACAAAGAGTGAGTTCGCTTCGTACCTGCTCCCTGCGTGGTTCTTAGGCAAATACCCAGATAAGAAGATCATCCAGACTGCCCATACTGCTGAATTAGCGGTTGGCTTTGGTAGGAAGGTTAGAAACTTAGTCAACAGTGCGGATTACAAAGCTGTATTCCCTAATGTGAGCTTACAGTCAGATTCAAAAGCAGCAGGTAGATGGAACACCAATCAGGGTGGAGACTACTTTGCGATTGGTGTAGGCGGTGCGGTTACTGGTAAAGGTGCTGATCTACTCATTATTGACGATCCCCATTCCGAGCAAGAGGGAGCTTCTGCAGACATCAATGTATTCAATCGTACCTATGAATGGTACACATCTGGTCCAAGACAGCGTTTACAACCTAATGGTTCTATCGTTGTGGTTATGACTAGATGGCACAATAAAGATTTAACAGGTCAAGTAGTCGATGCTAGTGTAAAGCGTGGCGGTGCTGACCAGTGGGAAGTCATAGAACTTCCTGCCATTATGCCTTCTGGAAACCCTTTGTGGGCAGAGTTCTGGAAGATGGAAGAGTTACAGGCTTTGAAAGCCGAGCTACCCAACAGTAAATGGATGGCTCAATATCAACAAGACCCAACCTCTGAGGAGGGAGCTTTAGTTAAGCGTGAGTGGTGGCAAGTGTGGGAAGGCAGAGAACCGCCTGACTGTGAGTTTGTTATTCAATCATGGGATACAGCTTTTATGAAGAATCAAAGAGCTGACTATTCTGCGTGTACTACATGGGGAGTTTTCTACAAAGAAGATGACGATGGACTTATTTCTCCTTTTGTTATCATGCTAGATGCATACAAAGAACGATTAGAGTTTCCTGATCTAAAGAAGATGGCGTTTGAGAAATACAACGCATACAAGCCAGATGCCTTTATTGTAGAAGCTAAGGCTGCTGGTATGCCCTTAATATTTGAATTACGAGCTATGGGTATACCTGTACAAGAATACACTCCTAGCCGAGGTAACGATAAGATATCAAGAGTCAACGCAGTCTCTGATTTGTTTGCTTCAGGTGTTGTTTATGCTCCTGCAACTAGATGGGCAGAAGAAGTCGTTGAAGAGTTTGCTGGATTTCCTAATATGGAACATGACGATTTAGTTGATAGCACTACGCAAGCTCTGTTAAGATTCAGACAAGGTGGTTTTATTCCATTATACTCAGACGAAGAAGATGAGCCTTTGGAACACAATCGTACCGCAAACTATTATTAGGAGATTTAATTGGCTATAGAAAGACAACCAGCTACACCTGTAGAAGGAACAATAGAGCAAGACCCTCAAGATCAAGAGCTTACCATTGCTATAGAAAACCCAGACTCATTAGCCATCGAAACTGAAGATGGTGGCATGATCATTGACTTTGATCCTAATGCTAAAGAAATGGGCAATGTAGAGTTTGATTCTAATCTAGCAGAATTTATAGATGATGATGTTTTACAAGAACTAGGTTCTAAACTTGTAGGTGATTACAATGGCGACAAAGACTCAAGATCAGAGTGGGAAGAAACCTATACTAAAGGCTTAGATCAGCTAGGACTCAAGATAGAAGAAAGAACTACACCTTGGTCAGGAGCTTGTGGTGTGTTTCATCCAATGCTCAGTGAAGCTGTTATACGCTTTCAATCCCAATCAATTACAGAAATGTTTCCTGCTGCTGGACCAGTCAGAACTAAGATAGTAGGAAAGATTACAGAAGAAAAAGAAAAACAATCGCAGAGAGTAGAAGATTACTTAAACTACTTGCTGACACATGAAATGTCAGAGTACAGAACTGAAACAGAAAAGATGTTATTTTCATTGCCATTGGCAGGTTCTGCATTTAGAAAAGTTTATTTTGATCCTAGCTTAGATAGACCTAGCTCTATTTTTGTACCAGCAGAAGATGTTGTAGTGAACTATGGAGCAAGTGATTTAGAAACTTGTGAAAGAGCCACCCATGTAATGCGTAAATCATCTAACATTGTTAGAAAGATGCAGGTTAATGGGTTCTACAGAGACATCAAGATACCTGATGGTTCACAAAAAATGTCAGATATCAGTAAGAAGTATGACGAAATTACTGGTGAATCAGACACTTACAACTACGATCAAAGCCATACAATACTAGAAATGCAGGTAGATTTAGACCTAGAAGGGTTTGAAGATACTGATAGTTCAGGCAAACAAACAGGTATAGCTATACCTTATGTTGTCACTATTGATTTTCCAAGTGGCATTATTCTTAGCATACGCAGAAACTATTACGAAGATGACTCTGCAAAACTAAGAAGGATGCACTTTGTGCATTACCAATACTTACCAGGATTAGGTTTCTATGGGTTTGGTTTAATACACATGGTAGGAGGATTAGCCAAGTCAGCTACATCCATACTAAGACAATTAGTTGATGCAGGTACTTTAAGTAATTTACCTGGTGGTTTAAAAGCTAGAGGACTCAGGATAAAGGGAGACGATACTCCTATCATGCCTGGAGAATTTAGAGATGTTGATGTACCAGGTGGTGCTATTAGAGACAACATAACATTCTTACCATACAAAGAACCATCAGGAACTTTGTATAACTTATTACAGAACATTGTAGAAGAAGGCAGAAGGTTTGCCAGTATGTCGGATATGAAGATATCTGATATGAATAACCAAGCACCTGTTGGAACTACACTAGCATTGCTAGAAAGAAATCAAAAAGTTATGAGTGCTGTGCAATCTAGACTTCATGCTTCAATGCGTAAAGAGTTTGATATATTAGTTGGTATTGTAAAAGACTTTACAGACCCATCTTATCCATATGAAACAGATGAAGGTGAAGATATTAAAGCAGAAGATTTTGATAACAGAGTAGATGTATTACCAGTATCTGATCCTAATGCAGCAACAATGGCTCAAAGAATTATGCAATATCAGGCTGCTATGCAGTTAGCTCAGTCATCTCCTGATATGTATAACCTACCTGAATTACACAGACAGATGCTTAATGTATTAGGCATTGAAGATGTAGAAGATATTATTCCAGATGTAGATGATGTTAAACCAGTTGATCCAGTCACTGCAGTACAAAACATTATTACTGGTAAACCAGTCAAAGCATTTATAGATCAAGATCATGAAGCACATATTGCTGTAGTTACATCAGCACAGCAAGACCCTGCAATACAACAGCTTGTAGGTCAAAGTCCAAGTGCTCCTTCTATACTTGCTGCAGGTTCAGCTTATATTAATGAGCATTTATCAATGCAATATAGAAAAGAAGTTGAAAGAGAAATGGGTGTTGAGCTTCCACCAGAAGGTGAGCCGATCCCAGCAGATGTTGAGAAGCGTATCTCTAGCCTTGTAGCAGAAGCAGCTAAACGAGTATTGGGTACATCACAAGCAGAAGCTGAACAACAACGAGTACAAGAACAACTTAAAGACCCACTTATTCAAGCTAAAGAAAGAGAAGTAGCAATTAAAGAAGCACAAGCAAAAGCTAAAATGGATATAGATGAAGGTAGACTATTGCTTGATGCTACAAAAGCTGCATCTAATAAGGAATTACAAGAAGCTAGATTGCAACAAGAAGGTCAAATAGCTGGAGCTAAAATAGGACAGCAAGTTGCTAGTGATTTGCTATCAAAAGAATCTGAAAAAGAAAAACAATCAATAGAAGATTTTAAAACAGGTGTTGACATAGCCAAGGATATGATTAAAGATAGCGATTAGTATGTCAATTGAAATCACGGAGCTATCACTTTCAGAACATCTGAAGTTAAAGTATCGTGATATGATGAATGAACACGCTGATCATATTGCTACAGGAGCTTGTAAAGACTTTCCTGACTATCAAAAAATGGTTGGTATTATCGAGGGCATTGCCCTTGCAGAAAGAGAACTACTAGATTATATCGAAAGGGTTCTCAAACAATAGGAACTCGACTCCTAAAGTCGTGCATAAAATATGAGTAAAAAAGAACAAGTCAACATTCCAGAACCAGAAAGCGTTGAAACTCCTATCGTAGAAGAAGAAATAAAAAGTCAACTGCCTGAACCAAAAGGGTGGAAGATTCTTATAGCTATGCCTAGAGTAGACGAAAAAACTGATGGCGGTATTATTAAAGCAACTACAACTCTTAGAGATGAAGAAGTAAGTAATATTTGTGGATATGTTTTAAAACTAGGTACTGAATGTTACAACGACAGCAAAAGGTTTCCAAGTGGACCTTGGTGTAAAGAAGGTGATTGGGTTGTTTTTAGAGCTTACTCAGGAACTCGCATGAAAATGTATGGACAAGAATTTCGTTTAATTAATGATGACACTGTAGAAGCAGTGGTCGATGATCCAACAGGAGTAGTAAGAGCATGAGTAAAACAGAAATAATTAATGAAGAGCCTAACTTTGATGAACCAGTAGTTCAAACAAAAGAAGATCAATTCTTTGGCAAACAAACTGAAATAGATCGCACAATACCAGATGATCTTGAAGTTACTATTGTTGACGATACTCCTGTAGAAGATCAAGGTAAAAAACCTAGAGCAGAAGATACACCAGTTGAAGTTGATGATGATGCAGTAGACAAAGAAATAGCTGATTACAGCAAAAGAGCTGCAGATCGTATAGCTAAAATTAAATACGAATATCACGAAGAACGCAGAGCTAAAGAAGCAGCAACAAGAGAATCAAAAGAAGCTGTTCAAAGACTACAAACAATGATGTCTGAAAACCAAAGACTACAAGCTATGGTTGATCAAGGCGGAGAAGTCTTAAACAAACAAGCACATAACAATGCTTTATGGGCAAAACAAAATGCTCAAGTAGAATTTAAGAAAGCCTATGAAGAAGGCGATGCTGATGCTATGACTAAAGCACAAGAGATGATAGCTAAAGCTACTCTTGCAGAACAACAGTCAATGAATATGGCACAGAATGTTCAAGCAGAAATAACAAAAAAATTACCTGCAGAACAACCAGTACAACAAACACAAGAGCTAGACCCTGATATGAAAGCATGGTCAAGCAAAAATCCTTGGTTTATGAGCACAGTACCTGAACATCAAGATATGAGTTCATATGCTTTAACCATTGATACAAGACTTCGTAATCAGGGAATACTTCCTGAAAAAGATGCACAAAAATATTATGCAGAAGTAGATAAAGCTATGCATAAAGAATATCCAAGTTTCTTTGGTGTTCAAGTAGAAGAGACTACAGATGTAGTCCATGAAACTAATACACCAAAACGACAACCTTCAACAGTTGTTGCATCCGCCACTAGGGATAGCGGAAATAAAAAACCCTCGCAAATTCGTTTGACTCAGACCCAAGTTCGTTTAGCACGACAACTTGGTATTAGTCCTGAGCAATACGCAAATCAATTATTAAAGGAGATTTAATATGTCAGAAGAAACTAAAAATCAATCAGAAGAAGTTAAAGCTGACTCTCCTGAAACTAATGATAACGAACAAGTGCGTACTCCAAGGAGTGTAGAAAGTCGAGAAATCGATTCAAGACCAATGAGTTGGGATAGTGTAGGTAATCTTCCAGAACCTGATCCGCAAGACGGATGGGTATTTAGATGGGTAAGGACTGCTCTTTTAGGGCAAACTGACAATCCAAATGTTTCTAGAAGAATGAGAGAAGGGTGGCAACCAGTCCGACTTGAAGATCATCCAGAGCTTCAAATACATATGATGGATCATAACTCAGAATGGGCAAAAAAAGGTCATATTGAAATAGGTGGACAATTATTATGTAAGATGCCTAAAGAGAGAGCGGAAGCAAGGGATAAACACTTTGCTGACTTAGCTTCATCTCAAGTGGAATCTGTTGATAATACTTATTTTAAAGACCAAGATAATCGAATGGCGACCAAACAAGTGTTTGAACGCAAATCGAGAACAACTTTTGGGAAAGATTCTTAGAATCTTTTGTAATTTATTAATTTAGTAAGGAGACAATTATGTCAAGTTCGGCTACTCCACATGGAGCAAGACCTACAGGTACAGTCGTTGGAAGCCCTTACCAAGGAAAAGTTACCCATTATAAAATTAAAAATGCATATGGAACTTCTATATTCTATGGCGATTTTGTAAAATGGGGTGATGACAACCCTAATACCACTATCCAAAAAGATACTGGTACTACAGCTTGTACACCAATAGGTGTATTTCTTGGATGTGCTTACACTGACCCAACTACAGGTCAATTCACACCCAACCAATATTTCCCAGCTTCAACTGCTGCGGATGATATTGTTGCGTATGTTGCTACTGATCCTTTTATTGTAATGCAAATGCAATGCGATGGTGCTGCTGACCAAGATGATCTTGGAAAGAATTGTGCTGTTGTTCAAACTGCAGGTAGTACAGCAATTGGAACTAGCAAAAACTCGGTTGATATATCTACTGTAGCAACCACTAACACATTACCTGTGAAAATCATCGACTTTGTTGATGGTCCAGATAGTGCAGTTGGTGATTCCTATACAGATGTATTAGTAATGTTTAATGTAGGGCATCAATTGCTCAACACAACTGGCATAGGCTAAGGGGTAAATCATGGCAGCTATATCAAGAGCTAATGAGCTCAAGCAATTATTACCTGGACTTAACGCCTTGTTTGGTGAAGAGTATGGTAACTACGAAAACGAGCATGAAGAAATTTATGTTACAGAAAATTCCGAAAGATCATTTGAGGAAGAACTGAAACTATCTGGCTTCGGTGCAGCACCAGTAAAAGATGAAGGATCAAGTATTAACTATGATACTGCTCAAGAATCTTTTGTGGCTCGTTACACACACGAAACTATCGCTATGGGATATTCAGTGACCGAAGAAGCAATGGAGGATAACCTTTATGTTTCTTTATCAGCTAGATATACTAAAGCACTAGCTCGTGCAATGGCTTATACAAAACAAGTGAAAGCAGCGTATCCATTAAACAATGGATTCTCAACTACTTTCTCTTCAGGTGATGGTGTTGCATTATTCAGCACAGCTCACCCACTTGTAAGCGGTGGAACTAACAGCAATAGACCTTCATCAGGAGCTGATTTAAATGAAACATCTTTAGAAGATGCAATCATTCAAATCGGTAAATATACTGATGAAAGAGGTCTTAAAATTGCAGCTAGACCTAAAAAGCTAATAGTACCTTCTGATCTTCAGTTCGTAGCTACTAGACTTTTACAAAGTGACTATAGAGTCGGTACTGCTGACAATGACATCAATGCTATTAAAACTAATGGAGTGATTCCAGAAGGTTATTCAGTTAATCATTATTTAACTGATACAAATGCTTTCTTTATCACAACTGATGTTCCAGATGGCATGAAGCATTTTGTCAGAGCACCAATGACCACCTCAATGGATGGTGACTTTGAAACTGGTAATGTAAGATACAAAGCTAGAGAAAGATATTCCTTTGGAGTATCTGATCCACTAGGTATCTTCGGATCACCAGGTAGTTCGTAAGGACTTTTAAGGGGGAGCTTTTGTTCCCCCTTTTTTTTATTCTAGGGAATTTTTTAATTTGTCTATCAACTGCCCTAGCAGACTTGCCAAGATGATAGATGCTTTCCTTTAGGAGGAAAAATGGCTAACACAACATTTAATGGACCAGTTAGGTCCGAAGGTGGTTTTGAACAAATCACTAAAAACTCAACAACTGGAGCAATTACAACTAATCTAGATGTTGATACAAGCGGTAATATTAGTACAACAGGAACACTAAATAATTTATTTCCTGTTACTAGCATTACTGATGCAACATACACTCCAACTACAGCACAATCTGGAACTATCTTTAGCTTGAATAGAGCTGCTGGTGTAACAGTAACTTTACCTGCTGCTGCTGCTGGACTGTTTTATGAGTTTCATATAGGTACTACATTTACAGGCTCTTTTATTTTACAAGGTGCTTCTGATGCAGATACTTTTCAAGGAATGGTATTTCAGCTTGATAAAGATGAATTAGGAAGTGTAGTAGCTCTTAATGAAAATATCGACACTGCAGGATGGAATGTTCCTGCTGCTGCTGACTATAGATTAACTATGGATGCTGACACTGATGGTCGTTTTATTGGCGGTCATATTAGATGTGTAGCTATTACAGATGCCATATGGCTTCTTAATGGTCATGTCTTTGGTGATGGCACTGTTTCTCATAGTTTTAGCTAGGAGTAAATTATGGCTGATGCAGTAACTTCACAAACCATCATTGATGGTGAAAGAAATTGCATTATGAAGTTTACCAATGTCAGCGATGGCAGTGGCGAATCCGCAGTAGCTAAAGTAGATGTATCTGCTTTAGCTGCTAACTCTGAAGGTGTTTCATGTTCAGAAGTTAGAGTAATGCGAGTGAGTCATGCTATTGTTGGTATGTCAGTTCAAATGTTTCTTAATGCTACAAGCAATGTTCTACTTATGGAACTAGCTGAAAGTAGTAATGGACATATGGACTTTCAAGATTTTGGTGGACTTTCAAATAATGCAGGGAGTGGTAAGAATGGAGATATTCTTTTTACCACTAAAGGTCATAGCTCAGGAGATACTTATTCCATTGTTTTAGAAATGGTTAAAGTATATTCTGATTAATCGGAGATATTATGAAATATATTATTTCAGAAACAGGTGAATTTCCACCTCAATATAAAGTTCTTCAAGAAGGTAAAGATGGAATATGGATACCAATTTTTGGTCCTGATCCTGATCTTGAAGATGCTCAACGAAAAGTTGCAGAACTACAACCTGTTAAAAAGGCTGTAAAAAAAGCAGCAGAGCCAAAAAAGGAAACACCTAAAAAAGCTCCAGCAAAAAAAGCTACAGCTAAAAAAGGTAAGTCTAAAAAAACTGCTACTAAAAAGTAGCATAACTCACTTTGTTTATAGTACCCTTATAGAGGGTACTATAACTATTTAATTTAAAAGGTAACTTATGAAAAGTAAAAATGGTCCAAAGGGCGGTAAAATGGGCGGTAAAAAAAATACTGGCTATAGAAATAGGGGAAAAACTGAAGTAGGTAAAGAAGCTAAAGTTCAATCGTATAAAGAATATGTTCAAAAAATGTTCGGTGGCGGTAATACAAGTGGACCAGCTATGAAAAAAAATAAAGCTGCAGGTGGTACTTACACTGGAATGAAAAGCAAGAATGGTTCTAAAGGCGGTAAAAAAGGCGGAAGAAGATAACTTCGTTTTTTAAATGACCAAAAGAAAACGAGAAAACCCTATACCTAAAACAACTAAAGGTAAGGGAGCTAATTATCGTTCTACTAAGTCTGGTGCTGGTATGACCAAAAAAGGAGTTGCAGCTTATCGCAAAGCAAATCCAGGTTCTAAACTTAAAACAGCAGTAACAGGTAAAGTAAAAAAAGGTAGTAAGGCTGCAAAACGCAGAAAGTCTTACTGTGCAAGATCATTAGGTCAACTTAAAAGAAGTTCAGCTAAAACTAAAAACGATCCTAATTCTAGAATAAGACAGGCTCGTAGAAGGTGGAAGTGTTAATACAGGATTACTATGGCAACAAGTGGAACAACAACATTTAACTTAGACATAAGTGAAATTATGGAAGAGTCTTATGATCTTTGTGGTCTAGAACTGCGTTCAGGTTATAGCTATAGAAGTGCTAAACGAGCACTTAATCTTGTATTTTTAGAATGGCAAAACAAAGGTCTTAACTTATGGACTATAGAACAAGGTTCAACAACTCTTACTGCAGGTACAAGTAGCTACACAGTAGATTCAAGTGCATTAGATATTGTAGATGTTTTTATAAGAACAGATGCAGCAGATACTACTAAACAGTTTGATCAAAGATTAAATCGCATATCTAGAACAGAATATGCACATCAAGCTAAAAAACTTACTCAATCAAAACCTACACAATTTTTTGTAGATAAAGATAATGATGCAGTAAAAATAATTCTTTGGGCAACTCCTGACTCAGCACAAACATATACACTTGTTTACGATTATGTAAAACGCATAGAAGATGTTGGTACAGTCGGCACTTTAAATGCTGATGTGCCCTCTAGATACCTTCCATGCTTAACTTATGCTTTAGCATATAATTTAGCTTGTAAGTCACCAGAAGCTCAACAGAGAGTTCCTATGATACGACAACGCTATATGGAGCTATGGGAAGAAGTAACTCAAGCTGATAGAGAAAAAGCACCAGTTAGATTTGTTCCAGATGTAAGTTTTTATCAATAATGTTTAAAAGATTATTAGATTTTTATCGCAAAATTACCAAAGAACAATATGAAGTTAGAGTTGTTGAGTATGACAAAGAAGGTAATATGTCTAATACTTTTACCATTCAACTAAAAAAAATAATTAAAATTAATAATACTTATTTAAGAGGAGTAGATATAGAAGGTAATGCATACACAAAATCTTCTATAAATCCATTTAACTATACTATTAGGAAAATATACTAATGTACGCACAAGGTAAAAAAGCATTAGGACTATGTGATCGTTGTGGATTTTCTTATAAATTAAATGATTTAAAATATGAAATTGTTGATAGTAAAAGAAATGGTTTGCGTGTATGCAATGAGTGTTTTGATATTGATCAACCTCAACTTAAATTGGGTGATATAGATACCAGTGATAATGAAAGTCTTTATAATCCTAGAGTAGATACAGGAGAAGCAGAATCAACAAGATATTTTGCTTTTGATCCTATTGGTGGTGGAGTTACAGAATTTGGCTCAAGCACTATGGGTTTAGATATTAAAGGTGAAATAGGAAAAGTAACAGTGAGCACATCATGAGTTGGACATATACAACATTAAAATCAGCGATACAAGATTATACGCAAAATACAGAATCAACATTTGTTGCTGATTTAGCAACTATTATTACTCAAGCAGAACAAAGAATTATTAAATCTGTTGAGTTACCAAACTTTAGAAAAAATGTTACTGGTAGTTTAACTTCTGGTAATCAATATTTATCTGCTCCTAGTGATTATTTATATCCATATTCTTTAGCAGTATTAGATAGCGATAGTAATTACAGCTATCTTTTAAATACAGATGTTAGCTTTATACGAGAAGCATATCCTGTAGCTGCTACAACAGGAACACCAAAACATTATGCACAGTTTGATGATGACACATTTATTATTGGACCAACTCCAAGCTCAGGATTTACAGTAGAATTACATTATTTTTATATACCTGAATCTATATCAGCTTCTGCTGATGGCACTAGCTGGTTAGGAACAAATGCACCAGAAGTATTGTTATATGCTTCTTTATGTGAAGCCTATACCTTTATGAAAGGTGAGCCAGATATTCTTGTAAATTATGAAAAAAGATTTCAAGAAGCGTTAGGTAGACTAACTTTAGAATCAGATGGATACAATCGTAAAGATGCTTACAGAGATGGACAGCGTAAAATAAATGCCTAACAAATGGCTATAAAAGAATTAGAAGATTCAAGTGTAGCAATAGTTGCTATGGGTCAAAGTCAAATAGACTTTCATCTTGCACAAACACACAGCGTTGAATTTGATGAAGTCTGGGCAATAAATGCAATGATAGGTGTTTTACCTAGAATAGATAGAGCTTTTATTCTTGACCCTATGAGTAGATTTTTAGATACCGAAGATGCTGGAACTATGACTCCAATGATGCGTAAATACTTACCTCAATGCGATTTTCCTATTTATACTTGTGAACTAGATGATAGAGTTCCTACTGCAGTAGAGTATCCAATAGAATCTATTGTAGGTGATTTAGGTTGTTCTTATTTTAATAATACTATTCCATATACAATAGCTTATGCTTTATGGAGTAAAGTTAAAAAAATATCTTTATTTGGTATAGATTTTACCTATAGAAGTAATATGCATTTTGCAGAAGCTGGTAGATCATGCACTGAGTTTTGGTTATCTAAATGTATTGATGCTGGTATGCAAATAGAAGTAGCACCACGATCTACATTATTAGATACTGATATAGGTTTTGAAGAAAAACTTTATGGTTATCATAGATTGAATGACCCTAAAGTTAGTTATCAAAATGGTGCAGGTATGAAAGTCTGTAATTTATCAGAAATGCAATTAGAACCAAAACCTAAACCTGTTGGCATAATTAATAGAAAAGATTTAAACTTAACTGAACCAACTGAACCAAATAAGTATTAATGCATACAGACGAGTTTAAAATTGCTATAGGTGATTTAGGAGTTAAAACAACTCAAAATAGAGGGCATACGCCTGAAGAAGTTGCAGAAATGGCAACAGATAAAATAATTTCTATAAGTGATAATGCTGATCCTATGGTAAAAGCACAGGCTCATGCGTTTAGAGATAGAACAAAAATGGTCATAACATATTATGTAAAAGAAGGTATTAAAAACCACATTTGCACAGTATGTAATGAATTAGAAAAACAAGGTCATAAAGACTTAGCAAATATTATTAGGAGACTATAATGGCAATAACACAAGCAATGGCAACTAGCTTTAAAAAAGAACTTTTAGAAGGTAAGCATAATTTTTTAGCTTCTGGAGGTAATTCTTTTAAACTAGCTTTGTATACTTCAAGTGCAACAATGGGTGCAGCTACCACAGCTTTTACTACAACCAATCAAGCATCTGGAACTAATTATACTTCTGGTGGTGCAGCATTAACCAATATAAATCCTACAAGTTCAGGTACAACTGCATTTACAGACTTTGCTGATTTAACTTTTGGTACAGCTACTGTTACTGCTAGAGGATGTATGATCTATAACGATACACAATCAGGCGATCCAGCAGTTGCAGTATTTGATTTTGGTGGAGATAAAACATCTACAGCAGGTGCTTTTACTATTCAATTTCCTACAGCAGACGCATCTAACGCAATTATAAGAATAGCGTAATTTAGCTTATGGCTAATATAACTGGTTGGGGTAGAGGTACTTGGGGTCAATTAACCTTTGGTGAACCTATACCTGTTTCTTTAACAGGGGTAGCAGGAACTTCAGCTTTAGGCTCAGAAACAGTTACAGGTGTAGCAAATGTTTCAGTTACAGGCGTAGCAGGTACTTCTGCATTAGGTAATGAATCATTAGTTACAGTTAATGTTTTACCAGTTACAGGACAATCAGGAACAAGTGCAGTTGGAACAATGGCTGTACAAGCAGTTGCTATTGTTGGCGTATCTGCAGTTACATCAACAAGTGGTTTAGGTGATGAAAGTATTATTAGTAATAATATATTACCTATTACACTTGGAGCTGCAACATCTTCATTAGGTTCAGTTACTCCAACAGCAGCAGCAGATGTAGATATAACAGGATTATTAACAACATCAGGTTTAGGCGGAGTTAATGTTTGGGGATTAGTAGATACATCTCAAACACCTAACTACTCAACGATAAGCACTTCACAAACACCTAATTGGAGTGAAGTTGCTTAAAAATTATATTATGATTAACACGAGGAAATAATATGGCAAGTTCATATGTAAACAATTTAAGACTCAATGAAATGGGTACTGGTGATGCCAGTGGTACATGGGGTACAACAACTAATACTAATTTAGAATTAATTGGTGAAGCATTAGGTTTTGGTACAGAAGCTATAACTACTAATGCTGATACACATTCTACTGTAGTAGCAGATGGTGCATCAGATGCTGGTAGAGCCATGTATCTTAAATATACAGGCACACTAGATTCAGCTTGTACTATTACTATAACTCCAAATACTATGAAGCGTATGCAATTTATAGAAAATGGAACAAGTGGTTCTCAAAACATTATTATTTCACAAGGCTCTGGTGCAAACATAACTATTCCAGCAGGAGATGTAAAAGCAGTTTATTTAGACGGAGCAGGTTCTGGAGCAGCAGTTGTTGATGCTTTTGCTAGTCTTAATGTTGTAGATTTAAAAATACAAGACGATTTAACATTAACAGATGATCTTATTGTTAATGGTGATATAGATTTAGAAGGTGCTATTGATGTTAATGGTACATCTAATTTAGATGTAGTAGACATTGATGGTGCTGTAGATATGGCTTCAACTTTAACTGTAGCAGGTGTTGTAGATATTACAGACACTACAGATT